GAAGGCGTTTAGGGTTTGGGCTATACACCAGCAAGCGTTGGAGGAGGCTCCCTGCGATTTTGAGGGCACTTCCCCGGCGGCTACCCCTGCGCCTACCTTGCAGGAAAAACGTCCTTCAGCGTCCCCTCAGGGAGGCCGTCCGCTTACGGCGGCGGAAAAACTGCGCCGCATGGCGTTGCAACGCGAAGACGTAGAAGACGATGAAACCGTCCCAGCCCTAAAGTTTGAACAGGAACAGGGAGATTTCTAATGAACTTGTACAAGATCATTGGGCCTCCAGGAACAGGCAAGACAACCTTCCTGCTCGATACGCTAGAAGAAGAGCTCAAGCGCACACCTCCCGAAAGGATAGCCTTTGTATCCTTCACAAGGAAGGGTGCGTACGAGGGCGTAGATCGGGCACTCAAAAGGTTCAACTTAAAGAAGGAGGACGTTCCTTACTTTAAAACCATGCACTCCATTTGTTATCACCAGCTTGGTCTCACAAAGGATCAAGTAATGGGAAACGAGCATTATAGGGAACTTGCCCACGCTTTGGGTTTGCCTATAGTTATGTCAGACCTGTACGCAACAGGGGTTCCATACTCAGAAACTGCACGTTGCATTGTGGCATGCCAACTTCGTCTTACCAATCCTGATGTGTTTGAAGTATTCATCAAGGACTCAAATACACAACTGCTGCGTTTTGTAGAAAAGAACTACCTGCGCTACAAGAAGCAGAATGGATTGATGGACTTCACGGACATACTGTATCAGAGTTACTTAACTCAAGATCCGTTGCCTGTGGACGTGGTTTTCATAGACGAGGCGCAGGACTTGACCATGCTTCAATGGGAGGTGATGCTAAAGCTGTTCAGCAATGCGTCCAAAATCTATCTCGCAGGTGACGATGACCAAGGGGTCTACGAATGGGCAGGAGCCGACGTTCAACGGTTCATTGACGTTCCGTCCTACAAGGTTCTTGACCAGAGTCACAGACTTCCAAAAGCCGTTCATCATTTTGCAATGGAGATATCTTCTAGGATAGCGGGAAGCTCCAAAAAGATATTCAATCCTCGGGATGAGGAGGGCGTGTTAGATTCGGCTACCAATTGGGCTAACGTGTCTTTTGAGCCTAACACTCCTACATTGGTTCTTGCAAGAACCCATGCAGAGCTCAACAGGGCTGAAAAGTGGTTGCGTCTCATAGGAGTTAATTACTCCAAAGTAGAAAGGAATGCGGTAAAGCCCGCTGTTAATCCTAAGTCTCTTCGCGCCATAACCCTGTACGAGCAAGTAAGAAAGAGAGAAAAAGGGTACGAAAAGGCCAAACGACTGCTTGAACTGTACAAGGACTTCTTTCTTACACTGGATTGCCCTAGCTCTCCATGGTTCGTTGTTTACGCCAATCAGGAAGAGGCAGGGTTCATTCGTAGGCTTCTTAGCTCAAGGGAGAACTTTGAAAAGGAACCCAATATAACACTCAGTACAATTCACGCGGCGAAGGGAGCCGAAAGCTCCCACGTTGTATTGGCTCTAGACTTCTCCTACAAGACGTACCGAACGTGGGTTTCGTTTATGAACTCAGAGCTTAGGGCGTATTACGTAGGAGTAACAAGGGCAAAGAACAGATTAACCTTAAAATTAAAGGAAAACACATATGGATACCCCTCAACTTGGAACTAACGAATACCCTGTGTTCACTACCTTTAACGTAAAGAAAGGACAGTGCGTGCCTTTCTTGGATATCTTCTATTACATCCATAAGAACGGTCGGCACACTGTTAACCGCAAGGGTCAAGGGCTCTACGAAATGCGCAACGTAACGTTGGTGCTCGACCCGGAGGCTTCTACGTATTGCCTTGGACGGTATCCCTCTCAGGAGTACCTTGAGAAGGAACTGGACTTTTACGCGAGCGGATCTCGTCAATTGGAAGACGCTGTAAAGATGAGCAAGTTCTGGAGCAAGTGCTCCGACGACGGAAAAACCATCAACAGCAACTATGGGTTCCTTCTGTTCCATGACGAGAATAAGCATGGTTTTACTCAGTTCGAGCACGCAATCAATTGCTTGCGTAACAACCCTGATTCCAAAAAGGCTGTGATGACGCTGTACTCCAAGGAACATGCCTACATCAGCAACGATAATCCTTGCACATTGATCATCAACCTGTACATTCAAGGTGATGCGCTCAACATGCAAGTCATCATGCGATCCAATGACCTTTGGTACGGTCTGCCGTATGACTTGCCTTTCTTCAGGGTCGTGCATTACACTGCGCTCGCAATGCTTAAAAGAACGTATCCTAACCTTGAATTAGGTTATCACATCCATCAAGCCCTCAACTTGCACTTCTATGAATGGGCGTTTGACAAGTTCAGGGATTGCGAAAAGAGGTACGACAACGAGAGACTTAATGTTGCACAGCCGTTGGTGTCGTGCCCCCAAGCCGCTATTCAGCGTTTGACAATTGGAGCTTTTGTGCAACGTTTTATCGGGCTATTCGATTGGCGCAATCATACGATGAATATGAACGTGGCGTGGACGGCCTCTAAAGAGTCCCGTTGCTTAAAAAAGAAGTGTGGGGCTGTGATTATCTCACGTGGAGAAGTCATCGCAACGGGGTACGGAGACCGGGACGGGGAGGCTTGCACTGAATGCGCAAGGGACAAGAAGGAAGTGTTCTACAGCGACGGTTGCTACTCCGTTCACGCTGAAATGAGGGCTTGCATAAAGGCTCTCCAGAACGGATTCTCAGACTGGAGCAACGCTGTAGTGTACGTGACGCATGGGCCATGCGATGCGTGCCTGAAGCTTCTCAACCACCTTGGGGTGCGCAAGGTCATCTACGACAAGCCCTATAAGACGGACTACAAGGGCCATTGGCCTCTCATCGAAGTCCTGAGTCTGACCGAAGCGTGCTCTAAGTAACCTACTGAAATAACAGACAAACTCTTAAAATGCGCAGGAATGCCGTTTTGCAGGACGCACTTTCGGCATAGGGCAAAGGCCACGAAAGGAATTTTCGCCTCCCAAAGCGACGTTCCTGCGCATGGTAAAAATCCAGGAGACGCTATGAAGGTTCTTGCATGCACGATCTGCGGGCGCAATGTGCTTGTGGGTAACGCTACGAAGACCGTTGTATGTGCTATATGCAATTCCAGCCTTGCCGCTAAGATCAAAAAGGAGCAAAAGGAAAGGGAACAGGAGCGCAGGTCGTGCGCCAACCCCGACTGCTATAACACGTTCGTTCCTTCTGTACCTTGGCAACGCTACTGCTGTCATGCGTGCAAAACTGCGGCTCAACGGTCTGAGCCCCGCGTGATCTATTGCAAGCAGTGCGGACAGCCTTTTAAGGGTGACGCAAGGTTCAAGTATTGCTCTGACGAGTGCAAGGCACTAGCACATGAGGCCTCAAAAAGGGAAAGAACTAAAAGGGCAAAGGAGCGGAATAATGAGTTTTGATTGGCTGAGTTCCGCCACTGAAATAGGCGTAGACACTGAAACGAAAGACCCTCACCTTAGATCAAAAGGGCCGGGAGTCTTTCGTAAGGACGGGTATGTTGTTGGCGTTTCGCTGGCAACAAAGGAAAAGGCAGTCTATTTGGACATTGCGCATCCTGATACCACTCCGGAGCGCAAGGAGCGCAACCTGCGCATAATCAAGGACATTCTTGCCAAACCCACGCGCAAGGTGGGAGCCAACATCGTATACGATCTTGACTGGCTCATTAACAACATGGGTATTGAAGTCAAAGGGCCGTTTGAAGATATCCAATACGCTGAGCCGTTGATTGACGAATACCGTCAGTCCTACAGTTTGTCCGCCTTGGCTAAAATCTATGGGTGCGAAGAGAAGGCTTCAGACCTGTTGGATATGTATTGCGCCAAACAAGGTTGGAAGTTCAAGGACGCTCGTGAACACATTTGGAGGATGCCAGCGCAAGCTGTAGCCCGGTATGCCGAGCTGGACGGCATGTTGCCCATGCGAATCATCGAGAAGCAACGGGAGGTCATCTCTAGGCAGGGTCTTGATGAGGTGTATAGCATAGAGTGCCGCCTCATACCGTTGCTGATTCAAATGCGCAAGCAAGGGGTCAGGCTGGACATGCCTCGGCTAAAGAAGACTTCCTTGGCTGTGGTGGACAAAATGTACGAACTTCAAACAGACCTTTATGAATGGGCTGGCGGGGAGTTCGATATTGGATCGTCAACTCAGCTTGCTAAGGTGCTGGACAGAAAGGGCATTGAGTACCCACGCAATCCTCCAACTGAATTCATGAAGATGAAAGGCAAGGAGGGCAATCCCAATCTGGACAAGGACGCCATCACGCGTATGGTTATGGCCGGGACTGATCCTAAGCTGAAGACCATCCTGTTGTGGCGGCATTACAACACGCTAACCAACATGTTCCTCATTCCGTACTACGATTTCGTCGTAGGGGACAGACTTCACTGCCAGTTTCATCCGCTCAAGAGCGACGGATACGGAGCAGTGTCGGGACGCTTTTCAAGCGCGAAACCCAACCTGCAACAGGTTTCAGCACAGGAAGACGACCTGTTCTCAGGTGGGGATGAATTGTTGGAAGGTCAAATTCTGCGCAAGCTGTTCATTCCGGAGGAAGGACACACGTGGGCTAAACTCGACCAAAGTCAGGTTGAGTACCGAATAGGCGCACATTACGCAATTGGGCCGGGAAGCGAAGAGCTGAGGCAGACGTACAGGGATAACCCGAAGACGGACTACCATCAGCACATTCAGGATCTCACTGGGTTCGACAGGCGTACAGCCAAGCGACTCAACTTCGGCGCGTCATACGGCATGGGCGCGGAAGCGGCCTCCCGCAAATTCTATTGGTCAAAGGAAGAGGCGGTCATGTTCATGGAGGCGTACCACAAGGAGGTTCCCTTCCTGAAGCAGACACGCAAGCGCGTTGTGGAAAAGGCTACCCAAGCAGGGTACATATTCACGTTGCTTGGCAGGAGGGCAAGAGTGCATCCCTCCCGCAAATTGCACTCGTTGTATAACAGGTTGATTCAGGGGACGGCGGCGGATATCATGAAGAAAGGTATGGTGGATGCGTACGAGGCAGGGCTATTTGAAGTGCTTCCCCCTCACATTACCGTGCACGACGAAATTGACGTGTCCGTACCTCCAACGAAAATGGGCAAAGAAGCCCTCAAGGAACTCAAGCGGGTGCTTGAAGAATGCGTTACGTTGAGGGTTCCGTTGATTGTAGACTGCCATGAGGCGAAAAACTGGGCGGAGGCAGACTAATGGAAGAGCAGATTACGAAGAGAGACATCCACTCTGTAAAGATCGCACTTGCGGCCTTTGCCACTCTGTTTTTTGGAGTTGGTCTCTTGATAGGAATAGGGATAGGCGTATGTTTGTGATTGTCGGGCTTTTGCAGTTAGCACTGTTCATTGGGTTAACTTTTAACTTTCCCAAACAAAGAGATCAAATTCTTCTCTTGGCGTTAATTCTTCTCTGGACGTTGGTATACATTATTGGAACAATAACAGGACTGTTGTGGAAGTAATAAAACACGCGCTTCCTATTCTGGTTGTCCTGATTGGACTTGTCACACTGTTCTTCGCTGACAAGCGAGGTAATTGCGTCAGTGAACAAACAGTGATAAGTGTGGCTGTGGTAACTTGGTTGTTTGGTTATGTTACTGGCATCGTAATGACATAAAACAAAAACCCTCACAAGCAATACTTGTGAGGGTTTTGTTTGTTAGATAGTTACAACGAAAGTACAGGCCACGGACAAGCCGGATCATCCGGGCTATTCCACGGAAAACCCGGTTCCTGAGGAAGGTCGCGCAAGGCTTGGCGGTACGCCTTGATCTCTTCAAGCTTTTCTTGAGAGATCGGATAGTCTGGCATAACGAGATAGTCGGTTGCAGCAATGCGCTTATTACGCTCTGTGCGTACACTTACAGCAAGTTCTTCGATGGTGGGCGCTGGTTTTTCCGGTTTTGTCAAAATTGCCTCAGCCGGAAGCGTCCCGAGTTCTTCCATGTACCGGGGTTCGGAACGCCACGTATCGCCGGGCAACCAGTACGGCGTCCCGCCTTCTTTCCGCCCGCGCTCGTCCATGTGCTGGCGATGGTCCTCAACCGTCTCCCACGCATCCCCGGTCCAGCGGGCAGTCTGCCCCGTAGGAATGACAGCGGGCGGAGCAACAGATGTCGCGCCGGTCGCTTCCAGTATATACTCGCCGTTCGGACGCCGAGTGGCATCACGGCTGCCGGTGTATTCTCCGGTCTTCAAATCATACATATGAAGCTGAGGGATGGTCATAACAATCTCCTATAGTTAGATATTTTATATTGGTAAAAGCGTTTCCGAGCTTGGACGGGGGCGGGAACCGCCGGGGCGCATCACGATGCGGGGTTGCCTAACGTTACCGGCGGGGGCACCGAAGCAAACGAGACTGCATATCTTGCGACTGTAAATCAGCGTGTTGCTCCAGAGACGCGACCGGTCAACGTAAGCCTCCCCGTGTGCATGTATCTAGGCCTCCACACTTAGGCCGGGAGGCCAAGATATAGGCAGACTGGAAAGGCTACGTTGACCGGATGGGTTTCGTCAGCAGTTCGCTGTGTGCTTTTCCATACATATTGCATCGCTAGTTCACTTACTCCACTAACGAGTCCATATTGTATCGCAGCGTTTTTTGTTGACAGTGTTACCCCACCACTGACAGAAACAGGGCCAACACATCCGCCACCCGTACCCGCCTGACGACCCAATAGTTGAGTAAAACCGGGCTGCACAGCATCACCTTGCCAGCTCCCGGCCTCCCGGCCACCTCCCCCCGTCCAAGCTCGGAAAAACTGGTCGCCTAGCTTAGGAACGTATAATCCCGTAGGGTTAGCGGCATTTGGTCGCCATTTTCCGAGGTTATCGGCGATGGTTGCTGCATTGGCGTTGTAGGCGAGCAACATTCCTGTGAACCCACCAGCATCATAAACTTTTTTCAGCTCAGGCCAGTCGGAGAACAGGACGAGGTCCCCATTCGCCCATACGTGGTTTGCGGGGAGAGTCGTCGAGCGCCAGTAGCGCGGGACGCCGAGGAAAGAGACGCGTAAGGCTTCCAATCTGTCGTACACTGCTTTTACAGCCTTCGCGGACGCCGCAGTCGTCGAATCCGCCAGACTCACGCTGTCCGTCAGCTTCGCAGCGAGAGTCACATCAGCGGAGAGCGGGCCCCCGCCAGTGAGCCCGGTTCCAGCGATAACATGCCGAGAATCCGGAACAAGGTGCTCATCTGTTTCTACTATCCACACACCGGAGGCATCTCCAGGTGTGGGATACGGCTGCTCGTTAGCTAGGATAGCACGAGAAGCTTTGTACAACAAACCATCGGTAAAAATACAGCGAGCGTATTGCGCGTACTCCTGACCCGCAAGGAAGGGCATCATGCCGTTTTCACACAAGGTCTTTGCGACCGAGGTAATGAGAAACAGCAACTGGTTGTGTCGGGCGGAGTTGTAGATTGTGTCATACTGCTGACCAACCTCCATTTGTTCAGGGGTCTGCGTAGTGTCTCTGTACGCGACCTCGGATACCGGAACAGGAGGAATAGTCGTGAGCGCAGATTCCGCCCAAACGAAATTGACTCTGTCTTGGTTTGCCATCTTTAATTCTCCGGAATAGGTTTATGGGTAACAACGCCCGTCCTGCCTGCATCGCACTGCTGACCTCCCATACGGTCAGCGCAGAAATAGTACTTGGGAGCAAAGATAATATCTTCAATGGACAAGGTGGCTGGATAGTTTACATAACAGTTACGCTCCACCATGAGGTCATCAAAGAACCGAGTGAGTACAGAATACACCGTCGTACTGATCGTTCCCGGAACCATTAAGTCAATAGTGAATGGGCCTTTCTTTATGAAGCTGACGTCATAACCGTACAGGTTAGAGATCAGGTTCAACAGTTCAGGAACTGACGCCGCCATAGTGAAGTTTTTAAGGATCTTCCCAAGGATACGAAGTCGGTACATGGCGTCGTTGGGAATTACCTTGCTATACAAGGTCGCATTCGTGACCCAAACTTCAATCTTGTCTACGCCTTGTGCACTTCTGTCAGCCCACATGTAGCTAAGGTCACTGTACTGAAAAGCTGTTCTTGGCTCCCCTACTATGCGACCCAAGGCATCAAGGTTATTTCCCTTAGCGGCATACAACGTGCGACCTTCTTCCATCGCAAGGATACTGTCGAACAGTTCTTGAGACTCTTCAAGGAAGGCCGCGAAGAACTGACCTAGCATGCAAGAGTTACTGAACTGAGACAATGCCAGTCCAGTCCCCTGCGTTACAAGGTCGATTCGCTCCTTGGAGAAGTCTACGTTTAGCTTTTCAGTTGCAGCCATATGCTAGTCCACCAAGGTTACGGTGATATTATCAACCGTGAATTCGGACGCCTCGTTCCAATCGATTGGAATGTCCACCTTGCCTTGAGCTTCTGCTGACGTTCCAATGGTCATGTTCACGATCGAGAAGCCGTTGCACGCATCGTTAATAGGTGTAAAGAGCCTTGTTCTGATAACAGGCTCGCCGGGAGGGAAGCCTGTATTTGCCACGCTATCATAAACAGAGTAATCAACAATGCTCTGCTTGATCAATTCGGCGTAGTTGTTTGGGAAGACTGCAGAATCGGTGACACGGATGGTTATATCCACGAAAATGGGAACCATTGTAGGACGCATGAACCTGATGTTGTAAGGCTGGTTCTGTCTGTCCCTCAAAGTCACAAGGGTGTTGCCGTAACCTTGGATCGTTACGGGCATGCGCAAGAACATGGCGTTGGCAATGTCCTCTGGTTCTCCTCCCACTACCACCGGGGAAATTTCCTTGTAAGGAATTCCTCTGGAGTCCTCAGGATTGGTCAAAGCATTCTGGTAGACCCGGCAGTAGGTAACGCCGTCTACGGCAATGATTGCCGAGTAAATGGCCTCAATCTGACGATAGCTGGTAAGGCTGGTGGACAACTGCTGACGCTTCCTGAGCTCATCGTCAGTTTCCTCAGGCGTACCGACGGAACTAGCGGACGTGTTTGATACGCTGTACCATCCCGCCGTAGCGGTTTGTATCGTATTGATAGAACCAACAGCAGGGTCAATCGCACCCTTTGTCGTACATTGGAATCGTCCTTCAACGGTTCCGTTGGTTCCAATGATATAATTCGCCATAGCCTGATAGCTGTTCGTGCCCTGTCGGTCTCCAATGAGTGAACCTTGAGTAATTAGGGTTCCAGCAGCACCAGAGCAGGTGCAAATGATAATCGTTTCGCTTCCCGGCTTGCGCACGATACCGTTCAACTGAACAGTGCCGCTCTGACCTGCCCCGGTATTGTACAACGGGTTGAATTGTATGCTGGCGTCATAGGCCGCTTCCCAGCACTCAGACAGAGCGTTGGAAAAGATGCCTACAAGTTGAGTAAGAATTGTATCACCAGACGCATTGGCGAAAGGGAGCTCACCTGTCTTCGGGTCTTGAATGGCCTCAACTCGTTCCAGCATGTCATTGTTGATGTCAACAAGACGCTTAGGAACGAACCCTTGGGAAAGCATTCCGTATTCAAAGTTAGCCATAATTGATCCTACGCTGCAAAGGTTGAAGCGGTGACGGGCAAAGTAAGCTCTCTCACAGTGCGATCTGTAAGGATCACCCGGATGTATACAGAGAAGGTTCTGTTGCCCAGTATGTATCTGGTGGTGAGCTTTTCAATGGCCTTTACGCCTTCCGTGCCCATAACGCAACGGCGAATGAGTAAGAGAACGTTGTTCTGCTGGGATATTTTGGCTCCCAGCATGCCATGACCATCCTGATACCAAGGGAGTCCCGCTGTTGTGTCTAAGAACCATTCTCCCAACTCGCGAAGAAGCCTCAGCTTAAGCCTTTGCATGACTTCATCAGACCCGGTCACTTCGCCAGGCGATAGATCCCAATTTTCATTAAGTCGGAAGTCCCATGACATATAGCGATCCTTATGCGACAGGCCCTGACGTATCAGCGCCAGATTCAACACCAGTGTGTCTGTGAGAGGACGAGTTCTTGCCGTTGCCGTCAGTGAACGTTCCTTCCCGCTGAGTAATGTTGCCCTGAATCGTGTTGCCCGATCCGCTGAGCTCCATGTTGGAGCTTGAAATGGTGCAGGTGGAGCTTGTGTTCATGGATATTGCTCCATCGGCTTGGGTGGCAACTGTACCCGGAGCCGTAGTTGTTACGGATCCACCTTTCATTGAATAGACCGCCTGTCCGTCTGTCATCGTGATTCCATCAGGCCCTAAGCTGATGTAGGACGTGCGGGTCAAGTCCCTTAGCTCAATGTTCTCAGTGCTGTAACTTTGAATAGCAACCTGATCACTGGACAGACCGGGAATGAAGATTACATCAGTGAGTGACCTCTTCCTTACATTGGACACTTCAGGGTCAGAGCCAACAGGAGGATTGTTAATGTTCCCAGAAGCAACGAAATTCGTTATGTCCTTATCAGCCACTATGAGCAGACCCGTGTCTCCCGGCTTCAAGGGCAGTGTGAGAAGGAATCCAGCAGTTTGAGCGCAAGGAAGAATGACAGGAACATCGTTGATCTCAGGAAGAGCCATGTACTTGGTCTCTTGCCCAATGGTGATCTTCATGCATTCAGTGGGCTGAACCGTGACCTTCAAGGGAGGGCCCGGTTTGACCTCCTTGATGATGCAAGGTTTGGCTATGTCCATGGAATCCAACATACGCTGAATAACCAGACGCTGGGATTCGTTAGGAGAGGTCTTTGAGTAGTCAGCCATCACTTCACCTTAACGCCTAGCTTGTAGCTTTCAATGTCCATCGTCCAGTTGGAGGAGTACGTATCCAAGTCGATTCCAATGGTATGAACGCGATACGTTCCCGAGAGGCTTTTGTTCAACTTGCTGGACACCTTCACAGAGGAGCCTACTGTGATACCCGGCACGTACAACGCCTTGATCTTAACCCCGGTAGTCCATTGAAGAGGCCCTGATAGGATTGGAGAGATATTAATCAGACCGCCATTGTCTCCGTTGAGCTCCACTGAGGAGCCGAGCATGAACTTGTCTCCCATGCACTTGAGGGTGCCTTCCTGCACTGACCAAGAGAAGCCGTATTCTTCTGCCAAACGATTAAGACCGTCTTTGGTAGATCCCGCGTAGCTCCAGCCCTTTCCTCCAATGTTCCCCTCTACGCCTTGGAAGCTCTCAGGGTTCACTGCGATTCCTGGGAGATCCTTGCCAAGCTGACCAGCGGCGGCTGAAATGGACGTTCCAGGGCCAAAAGTAACGCTGGAGGCTCCCATAGCCAAGGCTCCAAATCCAGGGAGAACAAGGAACGACGTGATGATGTCCGCTCCTGCTCGCTCACTCTGGACGTTCATGATAGAGCCTTTGTAGATGGTAGCCATGTTGGTGTTTTCCCAACCAGCTTGCAAAGTCAGCTTGGTGAGCCCTTTCTTTACTGCGTTCCTTGTGTCGTCCGAAAGGTTATACACCTTGATGGTAGAAGGAGAAGGAAGTCCCATCAGGGTCTTCTGTATATTAGCGGATACGCGAAGACCGTTCATTGTGCCGTCACTGGCAAACTGAACAGTGGATCCCGCTGATTTGTTTTGCCATTCAGCGAGAGGCCCTAACGTAACAAGGACTTTACGTAGCCAAGGTCTGTTTTCGCTGTCAGCCATTAGATTACTCGAAGAGGTTTAATAGGAGATCAATGTCAAGCAAGGGATCTCCAAGGTTGTAAGGAAAATCCTCACCTTCTGTGTACCAAAAAACCTTCAGTGCCGTACCCAACGCCTCAGGGCCGGAAGGATCCTCGTTGTAAATGGGAACGGCTAACAGGTGGATTTCATCAAACACATTCCCGTAGCCCTTGAGCAAGTTTAGAGATCCCGTCACTATGTTGATTCCGTAAACCAACGGGTTCTCATTTGCATCAAATATGTCCAAAACCCAATGATTCTGCTGACCCATCACGTAAGTAGTACGAAAGAGGTAGCTCACCCCTGCAATTTCAGTTGTGAACTTTCTTTCGCCGTCTGAGGTCAAAGGCAGTTCGATTACAAGCATCCGCTACCCCTTCTTGATCGTATCGTACCAAACAGCGGCTTGTGACTTATCGGCGTCGCTTGCGTTACCTGATTCCACTGTTCCGGCGTTGACTGTGCTGCTTCCAGTTTTCTTTGCTCCGCCCTTTAACTTGGCAGGAGACTTGCCGACTACGTTCAACGTAACCATGTTGGCTTTCTTGAAGACGCATTCAGCGGTATACGCTTGTCTGAATGGTGCCGTGTGGTTAGGCGTGAACGAAATCAACACCATATTAGTGTAGATCCAGTGTTCGGTGATAACTTCTACAGGCTCGCGGCTGTTCAACATTTCGTAGAATTGGTCGAAAGCTGAAAAGTTATCATCGTTTTCACTAGTATTGGTCATTGCAATGGACACGGACAACTGTTCAGGCTGCAGGATAACGTGATCTGAAACGATCGCCCCTGATTCCAAGGGTATGTCGGTCATTTGAGAGGTGAAGCTGTGACTTTCCGCCTCTTTTACAGACACAGAAACGCCAGCCACCACAGAGCCTTGTCTCACAATCCCAGTGTCTTCGCTAGTGAAGACGGTAGTGGCTTCATAGTTGTCTGCTATCATGTTATCCTACGCTTGGTCCATAGGTTCCTGGAGTGTTAATCTGCGCATCAGGGTACGCTGTTTCAAGGCTCTTGAGAGCAGGGCCGATCTCGGAAGGATCTCTTACCTCAATTTTCACGTTGGCGTTCAGGTTAGACTGATTCGTTTGATTGCGGTTTGTGACGCTAGGACGAGTCTCAGTCTTAGGAACGATAACAGGCCCCTTATCAGAAGGGGAAGACTGCTGCATAGCGGTGGAATTTCTTGCCAACTCCTTACCCGCCTCTTCCAACTGAACCCTTGCACTTACGTTCTTAGGAGCGGAAGAGGATGCCGACTTCGCATAAGGATTGTAGTTGCGCTGAGGCGTATCCCACCATGCAGGCTTTTCTTCCTTTTGGGGAGATTCTGGTTTGCGCTCTACAGGACGCTTGACTTCCCCGTAAGAATTATAGTTGCGTTTAGTCGGTTCCGTCTGCTTATACGGATTATAGTTGCGACGAGTCTGGTCTTGTGGTTGTTCCTCGCCTTCTTGGGGCTTGGCATACGGATTGTAATTGCGTTGCTGTCCGTCCCAATTGTATTGGCGAGTAGGCGGAGGCCCTTGATCCTTGTCTTCATTCAGATCTTCAAGCCCAAACAATTGCCTCGCGGCTCCAATGGCCTTGTCTACCCCGGTAATGATGGTCTCAACGACCCCGCCGATGCCCTTGGCAATATCCTTGAGCAGTTCCCACATGATTTCGGCTGTCTGAGTCACCAGCTTGAACGCCACAACGACGACGTTCTTGAGCAGGTTAGCCAAGTTCGGGAACTTTTCTTGAAAGCTGTCTACCAGACGACCAATGATGGAGTCTTTTCCTTCCAAGAAGGCAATGAAGTCTTCAAAGGCCGCGCTGAGGGCAATGACCGCGCCTACAGCCAAGCCAAAAGCGGCTATTGCAGGGGCAAAATAGGCCACCAGCAGAACTAGCGCACCTTTCAGGAGCTTTGCCCAGTCGGTTGCCTCCCACAGCTTCTTGCCCATGTCACCGATAGGCCCAAGCGTGTCCTTGAACCAATCAACGAGCTTCTTGCCGTCTTCCCATAGTTCGTTGAAGACCCTTCCAAGGTTCTCAAGGAACTTGGTGATGTTGCTTGCGACCCATTCCTTGTTGACGTTTAGCCACTCCTTGAAGGAAGTGACCAGTTTGTCAATCATAGGAAGCGTTCCGATAGCTATAGTAGTCCCAAACGCTCGCAATTGAGTCGTGAGGGACATGACGCTTGTCTTTAGCTGAGCCGCCCGCTTCAGGTCTTCCGGAGAAATAACTGCGCCCACGCTATGGGCTTCCTTGCGCAAGGCCGCAATACCTTCACGGCCTTCACGCAAGAGGCGAACAGTGTCAGGTGAGATACCAATGGCGTCACCCCACATATTCGCCTGAGGAACACTCATGCCCTTGAACGTATCCGCCCACGATTCAAGTGAGCGACCCGTCCACATGGCTTGCTTCTGCATCTTAGCGAGGTCGCCTTCAACAGCACTCGCAGAGACGCCTACACTCTTTGCAGCATAAGCCCATTCCTGAAGGGCGTCAGTGCTGACGCCAGTGGTTTCAGATACCTTCTGGATGGATGCCGCGCTGTTGACTGCCCCGGCTACGAATGCAGTAAGGCCAGTAGCCGCCATTGCGAATCGCTTTGTCGCCTCTTTGACAGTCGCAACAACGCCATCAAGACCCTTTTTATAGGTGTCTACTGCCTTCTCGCTTCCGTCACCGAGAACAGTACTGAGTACTGTGACTAGTTCGTCTACAACAGCCATACTAACCTTCCTGCATTACTTTTACGTAGCTCGTGGCGTAATCTTCCCAGTCTGCACACTTCATCAAGAATACAACGTCTTTCAACGACAGCGTCCCGTCAATGAGTTCCTTATAGGTACAAAGACCATGCCTAAGGAGCCGATTGACTAGGATCACGTCCTGATGGGAGTCAGGTACTGGAACGCTTATACCTACCGTTGCGGGGTGGAGTTTCGTACGGCTGTACTCAGCCCAGAGGGAAAAAAATCCCTCACCTGTTCAAAGACAGCCAACGCTCCCGCAACAAAGAGGTCTTGAGGGTTTTGGTTGAACCAAGAATGGAACACAGCTTCGTTGCTTAGGGGTTCCTGCTCAGGCGTATACGAACGCTTGAGGGCTTCCTTCATGAGCGCACTGAGTTCCGACGCTTCAACGACGCTGAGAGCCTTGGCAATGGCGTCGTAGTGCACTTCACCTTCACCGCAAATGGAGACGAGGGCTCCGCCAGCGGCCTTAAGAACACGGCTCCCAAAGTCAATTGCTTCCATGGGAGGCAGGAGGTCGAACTTATACGTTCTACCGTTCACCTTGAACTCACCCATTCCCGACTTGAGGTCTCTCATTTACCCCTCCACAGTCAGGTTGGTGATGTCGTCTTCAGCCGTGGTCAAGGTGAACTGCAATCCGGCCATCTGCTTGTCGCCAGTGGCAAGCTGACCGGGACGGCTTATGTAGGCATTGGTCATGGTAAGCAGGATGTTGGCTCCGGTTCTGACCACAACGGTAACACCAAGGCCGCCGTTTTCCTGCCGCAAGCGAAGATTATTCAGGAAGCCAATGGAACGGGAAATTTCCTTCAGGGTGAACTGAAGGGTAGAGCCCTGATTGGTGGCAATATTGATACCAGCGCCGTCAGTGCCTTGCGTTTTGGCGACTTCGCCGCCGTCAAAGGTGTACGTGATGGTAGCACCTTCAAACAGGTCGTAGATCTGGTTGCCATCCACGATGATACTCGTGGATGCCTGATTATAAAGGTTACGCATTCCTGTTTCTCCTTAGTTATAAACAGTGACGTCAATCGCGACGGAGTGGAAGGCTCCGGCCTCATACGCCACGATAGCGATAGGGGGAGCAACACGATTTGCCCGCTCGGAAGTCGTTGCGCTGTAGATCGGAGACGGGGTAATCGTGCACGCCGGGAGGGTCGTATAACCAGTTTCGTTATCGGTCGTTTCCTCTTCACGATCGGCAAAAGTGCCGTTGCGAATGTACCGACTGTTGATCTTCGCAGCGGCCGAAACAAGGAGATCCTGTCCGGCGGAGGTGTACTTCACCTTCTTGTTGCGCATGAACACGTTGAACACTTCAACCTGAAGCTCTTCCTTGTAGTTGGAGAGGTTCACATGGCTGTCCGTGAACCACGAATCAGCCGACTGCACGCCTTCACGCACGACAGAGGAAGAGTTGCCCATGGACACGTAGGTGTTGATGCGGCGAGCCTTAAGGGAAGAAAGCTGAGTTTCCGTGAGCGGAACAGTTTCAATCCCGGTGAGCTGCTTGAACTTCATGGTCAGCGTGGAGTTCTCCAACGCGTAGTTGACCGACAAAGCCAAGGCCGCGTAGGACACGTCCGGATACACCTGCGGGTTGTTATGGTACATAACCGAGGTCTTGATGTACCCCTTGTTGTAGGCATAGAACCCGATGTTGGTCGTGTCCGCAGTGTTGTACGCCTGAACGCTGTTGGTGCAGGCAGAGAAGTACGCCTGATCCTGAGCTTCTGCCCAGTCAGCGAAATCCTTCTGATCCTGCGTATCACGATACTGCCGATCCAACGTCCATGCGAACACACTGCGACCCGCGCAACGAGCGGCGGTCTGAATGAGAGCCACTTCAGAAACGAGGCCGCCCGGAGTATAACCATCGATACGAGAAGCCGCCGTGCTCTGGGTAAGAGCCAGAATTGCGGACAGGTCGGTGATAGACGAAGCAGATGACGCATAGCCAAGCGTGACGTCTTCGCCACTCTGGTTCGTGGAGATCACAATAGACTGATCGCTCACTTCCACAATGCCGTTGGAGCCGATAGCCGCCGTAAGGATCTGAACCACTTCATTGAGCGTCAGGTTGTTCCCGTAGGTGGCGAAGTTGAGGCCATACAGGTTAACCTTTGCCCCGTTCATGACGAGAGTCATGGCTCCGTCCGTTACATTGTACAGATCCGCCAAGGTGATCTCACCAGAGGTGAGCTTAGCAGGAGTAGAAGCCTGTCCTTCCGCAATGGACGCTCCCGTGGCGGAAGTGAGCTTGAGAAGCGTGCTCACATCAGTAAACTCAGTCGGAGTTCCAGCGTAGCTAATATCAGCTCCATCTCCGGTAGCGTTTGTAGTGATGGTAACACTTTTTCCGTCAGCGTTGGCAACAGTGTTAGCAAAAGCCGACATCTGAGCATTCAACTGACGGGTCACGTCAGCCATTGTCGGGTTCAGGCCAAAGGTCAGGTTAGCGACAGTGTAGGAGGTGTCGCCCACGCTGATAGTGAAACCACCGTTCTGAACGCTGGCAAGATTGCTCAGCGTAATGGAACCAGACACAAGAGCGCCGTTGGTCGGAGCTGTAAACACGCGACCGATGCACATGGTCTGAGGACGGTCGGAACGGTTGAAGAACGCCTGAGCCGCGAATATGGCCTCAGAGTTCTCAGGAACCGCACCTTGCACGGCTTCAAAGGTGGAAAAGAACTGCACTCTGTCGTTACCGGGAGGGAAGGCCACACCGGGAGTAACAAAGCACATCATGGTCATATCCGTCGCAGTTTCGGCGACAGAACGAGACAGGGACACAGGAACGTCAAGGGAACGAGGCAAACTCGTCTTAGCGCAACTGACTACGGGCATACCGGCTTCTCTCCAGGGATTGTGATTTCAATGCCGTTAACATTCCACTTCGATTTATCGAAGTAGTCTGCTGGATACTCTCTGTTGAAGAGGGCATAAAAATAAAAGTTGAAGTAGCTTCTAGGCTGAATTGCGCCATTGTAATAGGCGCTAAGATCTTGTATTCCACTCGTACCCGAATAGCCAAGAAGCTTCCATAGATCAAAAGCCCTTGCTGAAGAGCCCAATGACAAGCGAGCGTTTACCGCACTTTCAAGCGCGTTCGGCCCTCTAAAAGTCACCTGCACTTCGCACAGGGAAAGGTTTATCAGGCTCTCAATCGGGCCAGTATCAGGAGAACATGAGAATGTTCCGCCTGGATCCTGACGCATGACCTCGATATTTCTCCACCACAAGGTGATGTACAATCCCTTTGGCGGTCTCGTTCCTGCCTGAGTTTCAACAAGAACTCTGTTGGGTTCAGGATCCCATCCAAAGAACGAGTCAAAGTAGTCCTTAAGAAGGACATTGACCATTTGAGGAGTGAGTTGAATAACATCGCTCATGTGAAGTACCTTACGCAGTGGTAGATATGCTTATTGGTATTCCCCATCATGAACCCTGTTCCCCTGACCTTGAACTTGAACCCCTTGTACAGCACGTAATCTTGACGGTGTTCCAGTCCTTCCTCGTTTACATCAGAATAGAACAACTCCTTGTCCGTTGTAACGGAGATACCGCCAGACGAGGAGTTTCCGTCGGAATAGAATTCAAGCTGCTCTATAGTAAGGGCTAACACTATTGCCCTCAGCGGTTCGGGCTCTCCAATCTGCTCTTCTTCCCATACCCCGTCCACGTGTTTTCCGACACAATGAACAACCTGAACAACTTTGGAGAAAGCTCGCGTGACCTTGTCGAAATTCATAGGTATCGCTGTCATGACTTATCCCTCACCATGTGAGTTGCTCTATTATGCATCGTCATCGTGTCGATGAGAGGAACGTCAGATCCCTTCCTCTCAATGGTGGCCTTGGAGTTAGGTTGCCATTCGCCTTCCGTAATGGCCTTTCGTACGTCTTCAGCGGCGGCTAGTCCGGCAACCTCTAGAACCTTTTCCAACGTTGCGTCTCCGCTCAGGAGCTTAGGCCCTAGCTCTTCCATTACTTCTTTGTACGTCTTTTTCATGTATTGAGAAGCCAAGTCCATGAATGCACGTCTGGGAACACCTAACCCGTAGTTGTTCTTCAACGCGACTTCAATGATCGAGGCTTCATCGTCATAGTTGGGTTCAGGAACCCCAAGTCCCGAAGCGTCTACGGGATAGCCAACTGCAACCTCCTTCTTATCCGCGTACTTTAAAGCAGACTTGATCTTACGAAGGGCTTCCATGGTCTGGACAGGCTGTCGTTTCAACTTCAGGCTCGTTTTCATATCAGTACCCTGCGTTCACAGGAGGCCATTGCAATGAGTACAAGAAGCGACCAATTGGTCTGCCGCCAACAATATCAGCGGCTGGTATCCAAGTGCTGATGAGAGCGAGCAGTTGGAGTCCGTATTTTGTTCCCGCTAAGTCGACGGTGAAAGGATCGTCTCCCATCACCAACGACAGAGGAGCGGAACCTTGGGAGAGAGAACCAGTGGCGGCTGAGATGTTAGTTCCCACTTCAGAGGAGCTTTGATCCTTCATCCCTCCCTCGGTATACACCTCACCAAGGTCATACAAGGTAGCCAAGCGATGCGCTGTAAGAAGCCCTACAGCCAACTGGAACATAGGGCCGAACGAACATTCACGCAAAATAGCTACACTCGTTGTACCCGACGTATTGACTGACATGGACGGAACACGAGAAAACTCCGGATAGAACTCCAAGAACTTTTCGTCTACAAACGTCAACTCACCGTCAACGCATGTTACCATCCCGTCCATTGGGATAGGCTTCTTAGAACAGTTCATGGTCACACCTGCATTGTTTCCTTGGTCTTTCTAGGCTTCCCTCTGGAAACCTTTTCGTTCTGGGGTTCGGCGAGCAGTTCAGCAGGGGGCTGAGGCCCTTTCACCTTGGCAGGTGCCGCATAAGGATTGACCTTTTCCCCAAACACCAACACGCCCATGTCCATCAGCTTCTTGACGGTTTCAACCTTCTTGAGGGCTTCAAGAGCTTCGGTCGTGCTGTTATCATCCGGAAGGGTCACAAAACCCATAGGCGGGATCAGGTAGTGCTTTTCTCGGATGCAGATGGTACGAGGGGTTTCAGAGCGATTGCCGATAATCATTGCGTCTCCTTTGGAGAAGGGCTCCCAGTCGCCTAGGAGCCCTTGATGGTTTAGATGCCGTCCACGTAAGCCATGGAGCCCTGCTGACGAACATGGTAGGAGCCGAACTTGTTTTCGGCGTACCATGCAACAGCGAGAGGCTTCGGCTGGGGCTCGCTGAGCTGATACGGCAGGGGGAAGGGCAGGATCTGGTTCTCCTTGCGGCGATCCATGATGACCATGCGGTCAGAACCACCTGCGCCAGCGCCTTCAAGGTAACGAGAGGGAATGATTTCCAGTTCCCGCCCGGTAACGCGATACATGACGTTGTTGGTAACAACGTAGTCGATCACGTTTACGGCGATGCCAGTGCCGCTGGAGGAGCTCGTCGCGCCGATAACCATAGGCATGTTGGTGATCTGAGCGAACTGCTTCAGGGGAAGGAAGATGGTGGTCGGCTTGAAGATCGTGCGGCTATTCTGCCACAAGAAATTAAGAGCCGAGTTGATATCGCGAACGATTTCAACGCCGTTCTTGTCTTCCCATTTGGTAGAGGACGGGACAGCGGAAGAGGCTTCCGGAGTCATGACCGTCAGGCCGGGATAGTTGATCCAGCCGTTGAAGCCAAGGTCGGGAGTACCGAAGATGATGCTCAGTTCCATCAGGTTGTCACACGCTTCGCGCATGGCACCACCAAGATCCTGAGCCAGATTGCCGTTCACGCCGAAGCTGTACTGGCGGGCATCTTCGTTGGTAACTTCCGCGCCAACAGCGGCATAGGCGATAGGCACCTGAACGGCACCCATGGACTGACCGACCATCGGGATGTCGTTGTTCGGGCCGTGGCCGATAAAGGCCGCCGCGCCGTGGCGGTTGCGGCTCATGTAGGCATAAGACGTTGCGCCGGGATTGATGTCGCTGTAGATCTGCTCTTCGAGAACGATGTTGTACCATTCACGGTCAGGATACAGGACGTCATAGAACTGGCTGTCCAGTTGGGTGGTAAGCTCAAACGCAATATCGGCGGCAGTGACGTTGCACGCCGCGCCGCTGGTAGGAGCAGCGTTATTGAATCTTTTCAGGCTCATTCTTCATCTCCTTAGAGAAGCTCAACGAGAGCGATGTTGTTGCAGGGAGCTTCTCCTGCGGTGAACGTCCCGAGGAAACGCGCTCCGGTAAGAAGCACAGTGTCTTCGCTGGTGCCAGCCGAGCCCGCCGTGACAGTGGCTCCGGCGGCGGAAGTGAGACCAAGGATAGCCGAAGCGTCCGTGGTATCCGCAGTCGTAGGAGCAGACGCGAACGTGATGGTGGCAGACGCGCCAGTGGCGGTCGTAGTAAGCACAACGCCGTTGCCGACCGCTTTGACGGTGACAGGCACAGAGGCCGTGGTGATAGCGGCCTGAAGAATGGTAGCAACGTCGCTCACGGTATTGACCGAGCTGAAGTCCAGAGCCGCAACCTTGTGGAGCGTGCTGGCAACAGTGATGTCAAAGCCGCCGTTGGTGACGGCCTTAACGTCATTCACAGACAGGGTGCCGCCGTTCAGGGAGCCGGGGGTAGGCGTAGCCGTGCCAGTGATGGGAGCGGCAGAGAACGCGCCGATTTTCAGGCCAGCATTTTTGGTATCGCGAACGATCCAGTATACCGGGCCACCAAACACAGTGGAACCCTGCGCAAGCTGAACCCAAATGCGAGCCCCGGCGCGGTCACGACGAGCGTAGTTCGCCATGTCTTCAAAGAAGTAGCACGCTTCGCCGTTGGAGTTGGTGCGCATGAACTGGTTGCGAACCACGATGCCAGCGAAGGCCTCGTCGATAGCGGCACTGTCCGGAGGCATCACGATGTCATAGTTGAGGCCGGGACGGTTGCTGCGAACGGTCGGATTAACCATGACGCCGATACCAGCCGTAAGACCGACGGTGGCGTCCACAGGGCCGACAAACGCGCTATCAACCAGATTGATGTCCGAGGCGTTGGCGAGCATGCCCGCGAGCGCAGTCGCTTGCTGATCAAAGTACTGGAACTGAGCGAAGCCCTTCTGAGGAGTGTAAACCATTGCTTACTCCTTCTCGCCCTTGCGACGAGCATTTTTGAGGCGCATGGGACGGAGAATTCTGTCCAGAGAGCCCTGCGCTTTGCTGTTGTTGATCTGAGCAGTGGTGCCGCCCATGACACGCTTGTTGGCGCGCTTCTGCCGGATTTCAGCCTGACGAGCAAGGGATTCGAACGCGCCGTCAATGGCGTCCTGAGTCCACTTGGAGAGATCTTCGGCAGGGACGCTCATGGCGTTCTGCACAATGATCTTGCGGCGGTTGGCAAAGGTCTTCGCCTTAGCGCACTCGTTCTTGACTTCTTCCTTTTCCTTCTCTTCGATCACTTCGTTTTCGATAGCGTCGTCGAGAATGGCGTCTTCGGCTTCAGTCTGAGCGGCGGCTTCCTGCGCCATAGCTTCCTGGGTTTCCGCGCTCATAAGGTCGTCGATAGTGGCCTTCTGCTCCTCGATGGTCGCCATTGCCGCATCGTACTGGCTCTGGAGGTCGTCCAACTGAGCCTTGATGCTTTGGGCTTTTTCCACCGCTTCCGCGAGCTCATCGGCGTTGAAGGTCTTCTGATCTTCAACCATCTTTTCAGCTTCGGCCGCGTCGTCCTCGTTATTGAACTTGTAGTCGACACGACGGTTTCCGTACTGTCTCTGAAGGACTTTCATTCCCTTCTCCTTTGTTTGTTTATGATTAACAATACGGACGTTTGGTCCGCACCGACCTGCACCTTCAGGGAGCAAGAGAACATGGTTAAACCTCAGATTGGTCTGGACTGCCCCAAAAGGCTTGCCCTTGTAAACCCCTTCCTTGGAATAACAATCCCCGTCGTAGGCAGACGAAATTTCAACCAGATCGCCGCTCTTGATCTTCTCAATCGCTTCCTTGTCGGTGATGAGAAGGTCAGTGACAACGTAGCCGCCTTCGACTCGGGGAGTCCCTGCTACCGAACCAACGGTAAGCCCGTCTTTAGTCGTGTTCTCAGGTGTTCTCCACACATGATCTTCGACGATAACAGGCTTGCCTTCCAATGACTGGAGAGCTTCATCAGTAAACTCTTTTACGGGGATGTACTGCCCCACGAGCCCTTCAGCGTTCTCCTTGGCATCATCAGGCGATTCGGCTTTAAGATAGGGAAACACCCCATCAGCCAAAACTCTGGCCGTAACCCTAAGCATGCCATCGGAGTCGATTCTCCAGTTCTGGAACTTATATCTGTTAGAATACCGCATGACGTTAGCCTCATTTATTGCAGCTTCAACTTGCTATAGTCAATTTTGGGATTGGCATGGCACCTGCACCGGATAGGCCAGCCCGGATGTCCATCGTCTGGCGGCTCATCCCAACGAAAGATCTTGCCCTGACGAATGTAATGATTTCCATGCAGTTTTGTCGGCTTCGGATACAGACCAGTAGGGTCGCCAACGACTCGCTGATCCCTTGCCGTTTGCCAGTAGTACTCTTCTATTCCGATTGACGTTTGTCGCGTCTGAGTGACCATGCCATGCATTTTGTTGGTCTGGTCTACTGCTATCAGCTTGGCTCGCTCATACGTTATTTTCGTAAGCTCTTGGATCTCAGCAATAAGACCACGGCCTTCAGGCAATCGCTCTTGCTGGTATGTCTTCATCACGGCTTCCTGGATCTTATCGTAATAGATCTCAGGAACGGTAGTGATGAGGTGAACAGCTTGAGCTCCCATGAGCTCAGCGGTCTCCCTTATGGCGTCGTTGTCAAAGATGGAAACGAAAGGCACCCCAAGAGCTTTAGCCAAGCTCGCTTGGAGCTTCAGTCTGTCACGCTCTGAAACAGCGTGAACCCAACGTCCGGCTATGCCTCGTATGGAAGGCCCTAAGACTCGTCTCCATTTCTCTTTGTTGCTTTGAAGCGCATAAGCGGCTGCCGCCGGGCCGGGTCTTGACTCAAGCCATGGAACCATGCTCATGAGATCATCAACCATAGGCCCAACGAGCTTCTGCAACTCAGCGTATAACTGACGAGCTTGCCGTACAGAGCCGCCTACTCCACTAGCTCGGATTGGTCTGTTGGGTCGTCCCCGCCGGGGTGAACCCGCGACTTGAATAGGCATCCTTGCCCTCCAGCAAATCCCCAGTATCAAGGTCAGAGCCTAACAACGCCTCTTCCGCCTTGAGCTTGGTCTCATAGATCTCTCTAGCGTTCAGTTCGTTCACTGCTGTTTCAGCTGAAATAAACCCAGCCTGATACATAGAGACCACAGTGCGAGTAATAATCTCATCACGAGTCGCTTGCTGAACCGCGTCAAGGTTCCAAAGGGGCTCATACGAGAGAACAAGGTTGGCTGACTTGCGTTTCCATTCTTCATAGCCAAACACACTCGGGCCAATCCAATCCAAACAACGTTGTTCAGCGGGTTTCCGCGTATTGTTTATGATCGAGTCGACCATGTCATAATAGTTGCGCGAGTCGCCTTCACCAGTCGCATTCAGGCCACCTGCCGACGAACCCAAGAACCGAGTAATCGGTATGTCAGACGCCGCCGCAAGGAACTGCGTATAGGTGACGAGAAGCTCAGGGACAGAACCAAAGGAAGCCGAGAGCGACTCCACCTTAACATCCTTTCCGTCCACCAATGCGGCATTGTAGACCGAAAGCTGGCGAGCTACTTCTTGCAGTTTCCCTTCCGCACCCGAATCCAACGCTTTGATGTTACGCAGATTCTCAACCGAAAGGATGATAGCAGAAGCCATGTTCACAAGCTGATAGGCCGCTTGCTGAGTACCCAACGACCTGCAAAGTACGTCATAGAGCGGGGCAATCTTACTCTCGCCGAACCCCAAAGGATTGTACCTGAAGTTCTGCATGATACGCTGGCTGTTCCTTCCGAAGAGCGCATTGCCGTCAAGAACAACCATGCGAGAAGCGTCCACCTCTATCCCATCAATGTTGAGGCTGTCCACCCGATCGTAGTCAGGCTGGAACGGATCCCAAGTTACGCGAGATCGGGACAGCTTGGAAAGGTCGATCACGTTGAGGGCTTTAAGGTCTCCCTTCATCAGGTTCTGCTGATTCAGGGGCTCGCTGAGCTTTTCTCCATCTTGGAGCAGCATGACACCAAGGATGACTGAACCGCCAAGCAAGCGTTCCTGCTTCATGGCACGACGCAACTGGCGTTCAACTCCAAGGTCTTCCCATGCCCGCGCAATCATCAGCTCGTCTTCGGGAGCCAGTCCTTCTCGAATGGTGGGCTTTCGCATAGCGTCGTCCACCGGAATGTCAATGATCTTTCGCACTTCCCATGACGTCTCATAAAGGTTTACATACGTCTGGTACCGAGCGAGAAAGTTATTATTGTAGTACGGGGAGAGAGACGTGAATCCCGTGACCTGAGTCGCTCCCCTGTCATTCGTCGTACCTGCGCCGCTAGACCCGGTGACGAGCGTATTGTTCGTCCGGGTTCTATGGGGACGGCGGGAAAATCCCAAAGACAAACGAGATCGCGACATCTTACCACCTACAAACTGACATTTCCGCCAGCGTCTTTGTATAAACTTACAGCCATCGTGAACGCATCACAATGGTCGTCATGCGCGTGTGACATATCCCTAGCGAATGCGGCGGCTTCTTCCATCAGAGCGGCGGCTCCTGGAGTAACATTCACGACCGTATCCTTGTCTATCCGCACCGGAACATTCCCCAAGGGGAGAAACACCTTGCCTCCATGGACGAACCACGAGGCTTCTTGCATCCTTGCCACCTTGTCAGCAGGGAACGAAAACTTACTTGGGTTCCACGCGAAGGCGGGCAATCCTGTATCGCTCAGCGTCTGTTCCAATGGAGTCCCGCTTGCCTTGTCTTCTATCCAAAATTCCCTCGGCTTGTCCATCACGTTATAGAACAGCTTGGAATTGAGCAACAGCTTAGGGAAGTCCCATCTGCCGTACATGGAGTCAATGAAGTAAAGCCCGCTCTCCGTTCCTTCCCAGCACTGCACAACCGACTGGTCGTTATCGTCATGCTCTTTGTACGCCGTGTCTGCCGTGATGTACCTAAGACCTTTGGGCGTATACTGCGCGGGATCATAAAAGTTCCACCACGGAAGCTTAATGATGTTACCGCCCGGAATAAGAGGCGACTGCTGGTACTGAGCGAAGAACGTCGTTGGCGCAACTACCTTCAGCGTCTCCAGATCGTCCTTGGACAGCGTGATAGGGTTCAGCACCTCATTACCATCAAGGGCGGGGAACGAAACCAAATGCCAGTCGTCAGGTTCGTTCTTGAGCAACCATCCCGCCAGATCGTCCACATGCAATCGTTGCATGATGAGAATGAACGGCGTGTTATGGGCGTTATTGCGTCGTGACTTGAGCGTGTTCAGGTAGTATGAGATGCAGTTCTCTCGTCTAACACGAGACTTGGCATCGTCAGCCTTGAGCGGGTCGTCAATAATGATCGCTCCGCCAAAACCCTTGCGAACCTTACCTGCACCAAACCCTGTGATCGTGCCTCCCAAGCCGACGCCATAAACGGCTCCTCCCGCTGTCGTCTTGAAGAAGTTCTGCAACTCTCGAGACTCGCGGGAGATTATCGTTTCCGGGTACTGTGCTCTGTGCCACTCACTAAACAGGATGCGGTGAACCGCCATTGTATTCTCAGTTGCCAGCCCTGCCGTTGCCGAAGTGAGGATAAACTCACAATCAGGTGCAACCTCAGCGAGGCACCAGCTAACAAAGCCCTGCGAAGTGAACGTCGTCTTAAAACAGCGAGGAGGGACGTTTATGATCAGGTTCTTCTTCCCATTGGGAAGCTCACCCATTACGCACATCTCTAGTGCTTCGCATAAGCGATGCTCGTACTCCAGATCTACAAACGCTCGCTTCTCCTCGCCTGCAACGCGATCACAGTAATCGAACAGAGAGTGAATCATAATGGTTCCCCTAGGCCCCGCCTACATGCAAATGGATTCCCTCACTTACACATAGATCTAGGGGAACCTCGCTCTTGGAGACGCTGAGCGATGCGTGGCTTGCGCCTATTTATAAAGATCGCGCACATCCAATCCAACATGGGCAAGCGCGAGTCTTAATCTGCATTCAACCTTCTTGCGGTTATACGCTCTGGAAGGGCTCATCTTGTTCTCAGCGGCACATTGGGCTTGGCAAGCCTCAAACTCCTCGTTCGAACAGTTCTCGCATATCTTTTGGATATTCGTGATGTGACACGCCCACTTCAGAGCTTCCAGTAATTTATCTTCCATCGCTGCTGCGTCTCCCCTTCACCTCGCCCATTCCATACAATGGCTTGAAGACCTTCTTCTGTATGAAGTCAAATGTCTTCTGACCGCCTACTCCCGCCATTGCAGCCACCAGCAGATGCGTCTCAGGCAGATTGTCAATGTAAGGCAAGTACGGAATCGCCAATGCTGAAACGAACGCGGCGGCTGAGCCTATTGCGAAAATCGAGATTGCTTCACTAACGACCCGGAACCAAGGACGCTTGTTCATTATCTCGGAGGAATGGAGAATGATCGCCGTAACTCCTCCCGTGAGCATAAGGGGAACAAGACGTTTGATGATGGAGATATAGTCTGCGGAAAAAGGTTCATTCATTACTCATCTCCATCACCCAAGTCTCAGAACTCATCTGGCCGTTTTATGTCAGCCAGAGCCTTAATTTCTTCGAGCGTGATTTCGTCTTTGTCCCACGCTTCGATCAGCTTCTTAACGGCGGGAACGCCAATCTGAATTGCCAACAACAGGATCTCAAGGACTGCATTCTTATCGAGCTTTCTCATGCTAGTTCCCCATTACCGGAAGGTTGATCCATGACTTTGTAATGTGGTCAGTGAACGGAGCCGCCCGTACATTCAGGTTCTTGTGAACCGTACTCCCATCGGCAATGGCGGTCGTCTTCAGCTCCTTCGCGTCCACCCCAAGCTGAATAGCCTTCTTGATGAACTCGTTGAAGCCTTTGGTCACAATATCAACCTTCTGCTCCAGCAGGGCTCTCTTGTCATCCTTGTTGAGGCCCTTGTCGGCCTCGTTGAGCTCAGCATAGGTAGCAAGGGCCGAAACCGCAACCAAATATGAGTCAACGTAAATGAGAGCCGCGTCTTTGAGCTCTCCGTACTTATCGTCCGACAAGGATCCACGTTGGTGCATCGCGCTTGCGCTCTGCATGACCGCATAGTACGTTACCTTGGAGGACTCAAGGACTTTGTAGGAGTTCAACGCCACCTCGTCCTTGGTGCATCCCGACGCCATTCCGTTAAAGGCAATCAGTGCGAAAAACATCACGAACAAATAGAACCATCGTGCGACCGTACTCAAAGGCTTCATACGTCCTCCCATTTCTTTCCAGTGTAGCCTGTCCACCATTCACGAACATCGAATCCGGGACAGAACTTGTTGGCGTAATCCTGATGACCATGCAGACCTGCATGAGGATATTCGGACTTCAGCTTAAGCAGAAGCGTATACAACGACTTGTACTGTTCAGGAGTGTAGTTCACGCAGTTAACGGTCTTGCCGTCCTGCTTACTCAGTCCACCTGCCAAACAAATCCCAATGGAGTTCGCGTTGTGATTGAGCACATGGGCTCCGATAACGCTCACGTCACGGCCTTTCTCTACGGTTCCATCACGACGAATGACGAAGTGATAACCAATGTCCTTCCATCCGTTTTCATCGACGTGAACCTTACGGATCTCCTTCACGCCAATGTCCATCGTGTCATACGTGGCAGCACAATGAACGATTAAATCGTTAATTTTCCTCACGGCGCATTCTCCTGAGTTCCTTCAAGCGTTCAGACGCGGCACGCGCCTTCTTAGCGTAGTCATCAGTGGACACGAACACGTTGGTCTGGACTCCAGCGTCCTTACTGCTCCATTCGGAGGGCCACTTGCGTTCAAGCAACATCATAGCTGTCTTGGTATTACCGTTTTCAGTCGCTCTCACGATCGTGGACAAGCACGTCTTCTTTAGGATAAGATCCGACCTGCGTTCAATCTTGAGAAGCTCAGCGTGGCGACGCCTGTCCTGAATGCTCCCTCCAAGCAACAGACTCTTCATTCGCTCCGAAGAAATTCCAATGAGTCCTGCAGCGTCTTCGCTTGACAAGCCAAGGGAACGATACTCAGCATACATCTCAAGGAACTCATCAGTCAATATATCATCATCGCTGAGCGTGGAGTTCGTCGCTCTCTTGCGATTAGCAATCGAATAGACGTACTCCTTCTCAGCGTCGGTAAGTCCGCCCTCATACAATAGGTTGTAGAGGTTCTCGGCTATAGATGAGTTGCTCTGGTTCTCGAGCCAAGAGAAGAGAGCATTAAGATCGCGGGGTTCTTTCATAGAAACCATTATGCACCATTCCGAGCGGAAAAGCAAGCATTTTGTTGGAGCCCGCCGGGGAACCGCGCCGGGCGGCTACCGGGGGGCAAACCGGGGCAGGAATTTGCCCTTTGCCGGGGCAGGGAGGGGAGCGGGCGGGGCAAAC